CGACTCGCTGCCGATCATGCGGAACCAGCCGGCGGTGCCGGCGGCGATGCCGTTGAAGCTCCAGATCTGGCCGGTGGGCTTGGCGATGACGCCAGCGGCCGGCTCGCCGAAGTACAGGGCGTTCACCGGGGCCACGCCGCTGGCCATGTTGGCGTAGCTGGCCGTGATGGTGGTCAGGGTGGCAGACACCACGTAGCCATTGTGCGCCGCGCCAGCGCCGGGCCGGGGCTTGATCGTCACCACGGCGCCGGAAGACGTTGCGGTGTAGATGCCGTTGCGGTTGATCGCTGCGGCCAGGTCGGCGGCGGTCTGGGTCAGGGACGTGTTGAACGGCACCGCGCCGTCCGGGATGATGTTGAACGTGCCCACGGTCACGGTGTTGACGCTGCCGCTCGCGCCGCCGGTCAGGGTCACGGTGCCGGAGGCCCGGGTCTCCTGGGTCAGCGCGCCGGACGATGCCGTCACGGTGCCCAGCAGCGTGCCGGTCACGGCCGCATCGGCGGAAGCCGGTTGCGAGCCGCTGTAGATGTTGATCGAGCAACGGTTGAATGCCCCGGCGAAGCCGAGGCCTTGAGCCAGCGCATTGCGCAATCCTGTCGAGAGGCGGATAGTCATTTGGTATTACCTTTCAGGTTGAATTGAAGGCGGAACCGCCTTGCTGGATGGAAACGATGTAGCGCCGCTGGCCGCCCATGCGGACGACTGCGCCGCCGGCGTGCACACCTGGGGCCACGCTGGCGTACTGCTGCGTGAGGTTGGCGAAGGGCAGCGCCCGGCAGATGCCGCGCTGTGACCAGAAGACCACGGTGTTGTCGTCGTCCGGGCTCCAGTGCTGGCCAGCCACCACGCCGTAGGGCGCCAGTTCGGCCAGGCCTTCGGCGCTGTAGGCGAGGATGGCGTTCTCGGTGCCGATGACCAGCCCGGCGTCCTGCGGGGCCAGCATCAGCACGCGGCCCGGGACCATGACCATGTCGGCCTCCAGGTCGAACAGGTGGAAGCCCAGCGGCTGCGACAGCCACACCGCCGAGGCGTCGGCCGCCGGGTCGTACTGCGCCGCCACCAGTCGGCCGCGCCACGCCGCGATCACGTCGCACCCGCTCGGCAGGGGGTCCATGCCGAACGTCTCCAGGTCCACGCCAAGGTTGTCGGGCGAGGCGTTCCAGACGATGGCGCTCACGCCGGGCGATCCGGCGCGCTGGAATACCGTGCTGTTGGCCGGGGCGATGTAGACGTGCGTGGTCTGGCCGGCAATCTGCTCGATGCCTGAGACCTGCAGGGCCTGGCCTTCGGCGATTTCGAGCTCGACCACGTCGCTCGGCCCGGTTTCCCGGCCGTCCGGCAGGCGATGGGTGATGCAGGCGCGGTACAGGCCCGGGTCGAGGTTGCCGGTCACGGCCGCCAGCGTGGGTGCCGCGGGCACATCCCAGGCCCAGGGCATGACCTCGTTGTCGGCGGCGATGATGCCGCTGTCCGTGCCGTTGGAGTAGAAGACCTGCCCGTTGATCTCGGCCCAGGCCATGCGCGCGGTGCTCAGGCCCGAGGCCAGCGTCACGGCGCTGGTGCCGTTGGTGTTCATGGCCTTGAGGGTGCCGGCGTCCACCAGATACATTCGCTGCTCGTCCAGGGTGGCATAGGCGCCGCTGGGCGTGGCGGCCATGGCCTGGGTGTAGCCGGTGCGCAGTTGGAGGTTGCCGGCGTCGGTCACGTCCACGTTGTCGGCCTGCACCAGCCAGGACAGACCCAGGGCAATGCCGTCTTGGGTGTTGTTCAGGCCGCGGAAGCGGGAAACGGTGGGCATGGCCATGGTCACACCCATGCCCTTGTGCGGTGCTGCTGGTCTTCGTAGGCGGCCCGGCGCATGTCGGCATCCGGGCGCAGGCCGAACTTCTTGGTGAAGTTGGCTTCGGCGGTCTCTGCGCGCTTGGGGTCGAAGACCTCCGTGTCCGGCCGGCTGAAGGCGCGGTGCTTCGCCCACTCGACCAGGTGGCGGTGGTGCAGCGGTGCGATCTCGGGGGATACGGGGTCGTCGCCCAGGACCATTGGAGCCAGCGGGGCGCGGTAGACCTCCAGCGACAGTGTGCCGCTCGACGCGGGCAGGCAGGCCAGCTGCACCTTGGCTTCGTCCACGATCAGTTCCACCGGCTCCATTTCGGTGGTGCGCCAGGAGGGCCGGGTGCGGTCCACGGAAAGCCGGTCACGCAGGTCCAGCACGATGGCGTTTTCCGCGTCCTCGTCGGTGGCCAGGAACGAAGCGCGCTCGATGACGAACACGCGCGGATCCAGTGCGTAGAGACTGGTGCCGGCCGTGACTGTAATGTCGCAGATGTCCGACGTGGTGGCGTCGAACAGCAGGTTCGCGCGCAGGGCGGCCTCTTCCTCGGCCTCGTTCAGCCACTTCACGACATCCGCATCCGAGAACAGGTAGGTCTCGAGGGTATCGTCCACATCGCTGCGGAATAGGGCGACGAGTTGGGCGAGGGTCACGCCGGCAGCCCGAACTGGTCAACCAGCTGCGTCACCCGGGTGCGCAGATCAGCCACCTTGACCTTGGGGCCGGCGTCCAGATCCTGCTGGAAGTTGGTCTTGGCGAAGTCGGCCAGGGCCTGCTTCGTCATCTGGTTGATGCGGTCGCGGGTGTCCTGCAGTCCTTCTTCGTCCATGTCCTTGGCCTTGTGCTGGACGGTGGGGGCCACGGCCTGAGCGGCGATGTCGGCCAGGGTGCCCTCGGCGTACACGTCGCGGTGCATCAGCATCAGCCGGGCCTTTTCGGCGGGCACGGGCTTGGTTTCGCCCTGTTTCCAGACAATGCCGGTCTGGTAGGTGCCGTCACGGTACTCGGCGCGCCGGCCGATGTACTTGACCGGGACATGCTGGCCGGGAACGCGCACCGGGGCGGAAGGGACTGCGGCAGCGGCTGCCAACGCCAGCGGTTCGCCCGCGGTGGTCGAGGGGGCGTCGGGCACATTGCGCAGTTCGAGGATCAGCGCGTGGATGGCCGTGTTCTTCATCCGGTGGGCGATGGGCAGTTCTTCCCACGGAAGCACCAGGGGGTGATGCTTCGCCTCGGGGTTGCGCACCTCGCCGTAGGTCCAGCCTTCGGACAGCATGCGCGCCAGCCATTCGGCATGCTGGTCGGCCGGCGTGGCGTCGGGGTTGGCCAGCTTCTTGTCGACCTCCTGCATCACGAACTCGCGCCAGTCCTTGCCGGCCTCGCCCCAGGTGGGGATCTGGGTTGCATCGGGCTCGGCGATGCAGGCAGCCAGCGCGGCGCTCAGGTTGTTCACGATGCCAGCGATCAGCACTCGGTTCATGGGTTCGTGTCTCCGGGATGGAAGGGATGCGAGAGGAAGGGGAAGCCCTGTTCAGGCCTCCCCTTGGGCCGCTGGCCTGGATCAGGCCGGGCCGACCATCTCGCCGAACACCAGCAGGTCCAGCTGGCCGGCGACGTTCTGCGCGTTGCCGCCGCCGTTCGTGACGATCAGGTAGGCGTCCTTCGGCAGAGTCACGGGGCGCACGGCCGTGTTGGCGGCGCGGGTGCGGCCGGCTGCGTCCAGCGCCAGAGCGGCGAAGAAGTAGTCGTCGTCCTGCGGCACGTCGGTGCTGTCCACACCGTCCACGTACTCGAAGCCGATCTTGGCGGTCGAGGAAGTGCGGAAGGCGTCCGACACGATTGCCAGCGCGTCGTGCAGGCGCATGCCAGCACTCAGCACGCCGACGCGCACCTTGTCTCCGTTGCCGACCGCAGTCGCGGTGTCGCTGTCCACGTACACGCCCGAGCTGTTGGTCTCGAAGGTGAACTCGCGTACCGTGTTGTTGCCGTAGGGCACACCGCCGAAGCCCGGCAGGGTGAGCACCTTCTTCTTGGTGATGGTTGCCATGAAATTTCTCCTGGGTGATGGGTTGAGGCAGGCAGCGGGCCGGAGCCCGCCGCGCGCCGATTACTGGCCGGCGATCCGCACCACCGTGTCGATGGCCATGACACCGTAGTCGGTGTACTGCTGCTGCTCGCCGTGGTCGATCAGGAACCGCACCTTGGATCGGCCCGAGATCATGCCGATCAGCAGTTCCAGCTTGTCGCCGTGGTCCAGTTCCTTCTCGGACCAGAAGTACGGGGCGCCGGACTTGTTGTGACGGCCCCAGGCTTCAGCCAGCGCCTGGCCACCTAGCAGGATTGCGCGGTCCACCGCGTAGGTGGTGCCGAACGAGGCGGG